TCGGTTGACGTTTTGGTATTCTGTGCTATTATAAAGTATAGTTAGAAACAAGCAATTAAACGGAGAGTCAAATGGCATATGTAAGTCAAGCAAATAAAACAAAGTTAGCACCAGCAATTAAAGCAGTTCTTAACAAGTATAAGATGAAAGCATCTATTGCTATTAGCAATCATATGACTTTGGTAGTTAATGTACAAAGTGGTCCGATTAATTTTGATCATTCACATGGTGATGATTATACTCAAGTTAATGTTTACCATATTGCTAATCAATATCAAGGTGTCGCTAAAGAATTTTTAACAGAATTGTTATCAGCAATGAAAGGTCCAGAGTACTTTAACAATGATGATAGCCAAAGCGATTACTTTCACCGTAGCCACTACACTGATATTAATCTTGGTAAATGGAACAAGCCTTATGTATGTAATGCAGTCTCAATGGCTGCTTAATTACAAAAATTCCTCCCCTAAAGAAAAAGACTGCTTCGGCAGTCTTTTTTTATACCGATAAATAGTATAAAGAATAGGAGTAATATTTTGCCTCGACTCAGCCTCTGGAAAGATGGTGCACATACTAACGATTTTAAGTTTTTTGATAGAAATATTAAAGAACAATTTACAGTAGGAGGCACAGGAGTTCATGTTCATAAGTACTTAGGTGTTTTGGACCAAGGTCCCAGTAAGGATAAAAGTCAGCCACAATCAACAACTGATGATCCTTTAGCAATACAAGATTTCTTATTTTTAGAGAACAGAGATCGTAAATACGAAACTGACATATATAACCTACGAGGTATATATAATGTCGCTGATACGGATTTTGATTTAAGCCAGTTTGGTCTTTTTTTACAGAACGATACACTATTTGTTACTTTTCACATGTCAGATATGGATCGGATATTAGGTCGTAGATTGATGAGTGGTGACGTATTAGAAATGCCTCATTTAAAAGATTATAATAGTTTAGATACTAGTTTAGAAGTAGCACTAAAAAGATATTATGTAGTACAAGAAGGATCGAGACCTGCAGAAGGATACTCTCCAACTTGGTGGCCTCATTTATGGAGAGTAAAATGTACTCCATTAGTAGACAGTCAAGAATATAATGATATACTTAATAAGATACAACTTAACGATAACACAGGTGAAAGCACAGATAAGACACTAAGAGATCTACTTAGTACCTATACTAAAGAACTTGAGATTACTAGTAAAGTAGTTGAACAAGCAGAAGTAGAAGTTCCTAAGAGCGGATACGACATAAGTAAGTATTATGTCGTTCCTGTTGATCCAGTAACTGGTGCTCCTGAGGAGCCTAAAGGATTTACTGCTGATAGTGGTGCGGCTAATATAGGAGTTACTACAGATAATAGTTTACTCACTAGTGACAATGGTCCTATTACTGCAGCCGATAGTAACATATCTACTGCTGATAGTTCAGTTACTGCTGATACTGAAATTGCTAGTGTTGCGTTGGTTACTGCTGATGCTTCAAATATTAATGCACCTGGCACAGGAATTAGTATTGACAACACATTAATAACTGCAGATAGTGCAAGAACTACTCCTGAGAACAGTAAGGCTTATAGTGGATATCTTGTTGGAGACGGACTTGCTCCTAATGGTGAAGAAATAACAATGGGTACTAGTTTTCCTTCAGATCCTACCGAAGGAAATTATGTTTTAAGATTAGACTTTTTACCTAATAGACTTTTTAGATATAACGGGAATCGATGGAATAAAGTAGAAGATAATTTGAGAAGTAATCCAACTCCAGGAAAAAGTTCAACTCTAACATCAGGATTTATTAATAATACAGCAACTACAACACAAGATGATAACACGGTTATTAACCAGCGTCAAGCATTAAGCAAAGCACTTGAGATACAGGAAGACATTTAATGGCCCAGCAATTTTTCTATGACAATCAAGTAAGAAGATTCTTATTACAGTTTATCCGTGCTTTTTCAAATTTCCAAGTCGAATATGGAAAAGATAGAGATGGAAATACAACTCTAGTAACGGTTCCTGTAAAGTACGGAGATGCAACCAGGATGGTATCTAGTATTATTAGAGACAACAGTGAGAATAAAATTATTCCTACACCAATGATTAGTTGTTACATTAACGAATTTACATATAATCCAGAAAGAAGACAAGATCCGTCACACGTTGACAAACGTCATATCCGTATGAGAAGATATAACGAAGATACTGGAGAATACACAAACCAACAAGGAAATGCATTTACTATAGAACGGTTAATGCCAGTTCCTTATACTTTAACTATAAACGTCGATGTATGGACTAGTAATACTACACAGAAACTCCAATTACTAGAGCAGATGTTAGTACTTTTTAATCCAAGTTTAGAAATACAAAGCACAGACAATTACTTAGATTGGGGAAGTTTAAGTTATATAGAGTTAATGGGCACCACTTGGAGTAATAGAGCTGTTCCAGTCGGACCAGACGACTCAATTGATGTTTCTACTTTACAGTTTGCCGTTCCTATTTGGTTATCCCCTCCTAGTAAGGTCAAAAAACTTGGAGTTGTTAGCAAGATTGTTGCTAGTATATTCGACGAAAGTGGAAGTATCGATGACGGAATTATAGATAGTGATGTAGTACTAGGTTCTAGATTAAAATTTACTCCAATGAACTATGGTATATTGTTGTTAGGTACTACTTTAACTTTATTAGAAAGACAAGAAAGTGTAACTAATAAAATAGAACCTACTAACATATTATCTGATCCTCCTAAGAAGATTGGCACCGACGATGTTAGTTGGAGAGCAGTGATTAACCAATACGGACAGTTACAGTCAGGCATAAGTCAAGTAAGAATTGACTTTGGAACTGGACAAATTGTAGGAACTATTGCACATCATCCTAGTGATCAAACTAAGTTATTGTTTACTGTTGATGCTGATACTATTCCGACAAACGACTTACCAGCAGTAACAAAAATTATTAATCCATTAAGAGTAGGACCAGGAGCAGGTCTTCCTGCAAATGCAGATGGTCAACGATATTTAATATTAAGAGCAATAGGTTCTAGTACAAATACAGATGGTCCAACTGCATGGCAAGATGATGCTGGAAATGATCTTATAGCAGGTGCAAATGATATTATTCAGTTTAACGGATCTACTTGGAATATAGTTTTTGATAGTAGCACTGATACTGGAATACATTTTGTTACTAATACTCACACAAGCATACAGTATAAATGGACTGGAAGTGCTTGGGTAAAAAGTTACGAAGGCGAATACAAGGCAGGCGATTGGGAAATAGTAATCTAAAGCAAAGTGTAGGTGCAGTTTTTTTCTCAAGTTCAACAAAAAGGTTTCTATTTTTATTAAGAAAAGATAGTAGTTTTAACGGCACATGGGCATTTGCTGGTGGAAAAGTTGAAAAAGAAGAAAATTTTATCGATGCACTTTACAGAGAAATTCAAGAAGAAATTGGCGAAACACCTAGTATTCGCAAACTAATACCTATTGATCAATTTACAAATAGTAAAAAAGGTTTCGAATATCACACATATGTTGCCGTTGTTGAAGAAGAGTTTATACCTAAACTAAACAGTGAACATCAAGGATACGCATGGACAAATATACAAGGATGGCCTAAGCCTTTACATCCAGGTGTTTTTTCAACCTTTAAAACTGAAGAAATTATTAATAAGATAAAAACTATTATAGAACTATATTAATCTTGTATTTTAGCAAATCTAGCCTGAAAATCAGCAAAATCAGCACTTGCCGCAATTAATGTTTTTAAAGTAGCAGTACTAGTAAATCCGTAAATTTGTCCACTTACAGTCAAATTATCAAGTGTGGTATGTCCTGCAACATCTACGTTAACTGCAAAAGCATCAGCAGTTGCTCCATTGTCAGCAGTTAATATTCCACTATCTGCATCTGTAGTGTTTACTTTTCCAAGTAAATTTGTTGCTGAAGTTGTTGCTACTAACTGAGTTGCTCTAACACTTCCTGGAGTAACAATACCTAGATTAAAGTAAGCACTTACTAATATCGAACTACTATCCACAGTCGTCGCATGACTAGCCAAAGTAGTATCTAATGATCCAAGTTGTGCTTTACCACTTGAGTTAATAGTACTTGTGCCATTGCTAATATCACCAAATCCTGTTACAATAGTTCCTGCGTTTAATGCACCAGTTGTAGTAAGGTTAACCG